AACCAAGGTAGTGCAAACTTAGTAGCCACTGCTAATTCGTTAACTACTGTAGATAGATTTAGAGATATAACAAGCAGTTTAGAAAGTAACACAACAACATACGCTGATACTTTATATTCAGTAACTAGAAACACATCATCTGCAATTAATGTTGCATCTACTCTATCATTGGATATTAGTAGAACCAGACCAGCTGCTATTAGCACAGACAGTATTGCCAGTGAGTTAGTTGCAGTAAGCAAGATTGGTGATTTCTTAGTAACTATTGAGCAAACCAGTTCTGTAACCATTGACGCTGATTTAATTGCAAGTGCAAATGCCAACATCAATGTTTCTACTCAATTAAGCATTGATGCTGATGAGATACAACAGTTAGATGCACAGTTAGTATCTGCCTTTACTATTATAGCCCAAGGCGATACTAATATTAATGGTGCTGCTGATCTATCATTAACTTCTAGTTTGTTAATTGATGCCAATAGAACACGCAATGAACAAGCAGCAATTAATGCTTCCAGCGAAGTATTAGCAACTGCATTGCGAATTAAAGAACTTGACAGCAGTATAACTGCTCAAGCAACACAGACAGCAATAATTGGTAAGATTACTAACGCAAGTGCTGCACTTAATAGTGTATTCACAATTAGCACAGGTGGAAATGCAAACTTCCAAGCTAACTTAGTAGCCTTTAGCAATGCAACCTTGTTAGCTAGAGTTGGGGCAATACACATTGATCCAACACTAACTTATAAGATACCAAAAGAATCTAGATTAACATTTATTAATGCTGAGACACGATTGATCAGCATTGGTGGAGATAATAGAGATTATAGAATTAAACAAGAAACTCGCAACCATACAATCCGCGAAGAAACAAGACTATATAACATTAGGAGTTAATTATGAGCATTTCAGGATTTGAACAAACCATACAGGGCTTACAGATTGTCAAAGACACTGAAGCTCAACTTGTCTATACCTTTGATTGGGCTGACTGGTTACCAACAGGAGATTCACTGAGCACAGTTGACTATGTCATTACTGCCCGTGTTAATGATCCTGATCCATTGGTAAAAGTAAGCTCAGGCATTCAAGGAACAAAGACATACATTGAACTTAAAGAAGGTCAAGTAACTAAGACATATACTGTAACTGCAAAAGTTACTACAGTAGATGGTCTAATTGACCGTAGAAGCTTTAGAGTTAAAATACAAGATCGTAGTGCATAACATATGATGTTTGATCCTAACTTTGATCCTTTACAAGATTTAGAAGAATGTAAGATAGGTCTAATTCGCCAGACTCGTGATATTAGACTTATTGCACAAGGGCACAACGAACAACAAACTGCACTAATTGATCTTGCAAATCAGAACCGTTATTTGTTAAAACTTATTAAACAACTCCAACGCGACCAACTTAGATTGCGTTCAGAAGTAGAAGTTTTAAGGTATGAGATACATCATACTAAATAATAGTGTAGTTACTGGCTAACTATTTTTCCTTAAAATGATGGCGGCCCCTGGGAAGTAGTTCTCCTGGGGGCTTTTCTACCTAAAATAAGTCTTTAATTATTGTTTCTAATAAATAATACTATGGACAAACAAAATACTGGTAAGCCTATTGACAGCGGCGAGCTACACTTAAAACCACCTAAGATGACATGTAATCACGAACATGATTGTAATTGCGAAGTTGATGCACAAGAACCTGTGCAAGAACTTGCACACAAGTGGGAATACAAGCCACGACAAAATCCTAAATGGGGAGTTGTGGAGCGTGAAGGATTAGTAGTAGGAAGAGGCAAGAACCGTAAAGTAGTCCCACCTGACGATGTTTACAAGCTGTCAGCACTGGGTTGCAGTCTAGAAGAAATTGCTGAATGGTTCCAAATTAATAGAGAAACTCTAAAGTATAACTTTAGTGATTATATTACAAAAGGGCGTGCAGACTTAAAACACCGTTTGCGTAGGGCCCAAATACAAACCGCACTTGACGGTAACGCAACTCTATTAATTTGGCTAGGCAAGAACATTCTAGGACAAAGTGATAATCCTACAAATACAGAAGAAAATAGTCCTTTACCATGGAGCGAAAAGGATGTCTAACATCTTATTTCCATATGCCATTAAGTAAAGCACAAGATACTATTGCAGAAAGCACTACTAGATTCCGTGTAGTTGTAGCAGGTCGCCGCTTTGGTAAAACACACCTGGCTATTAGAGAGCTATGTTTCTATGCTAAAGAGCCAGATAGAGAGGTATGGTATGTGGCGCCAACCTACAGACAAAGTAAACAGATTGTATGGCGTAAGCTCAAGCACAAGCTACAAGACCTACGCTGGACTAAGCGTGTTAACGAAAGCGAACTAAGCATTACACTAAAGAATGGATCAACTATTGCACTTAAAGGTGCAGATAATGCTGACAGCCTCCGTGGTGTTGGCCTTGATTTCCTAGTCATGGATGAGTTTGCTGACATTGATCCTGAAGCATGGTATGAAGTATTACGCCCTACCCTAGCAGACAAGCAAGGTGGAGCACTCTTCATTGGAACACCCAAAGGTATTGGTAACTGGAGTCACGATCTCTACCAAATGCCTCTTGAAAACCCAGATAGTTGGGCATCATTTCAATTCACAACGGTAGACGGCGGTAATGTAAAGCCAGAAGAAATTGAAGCCGCACGCCGCGACATTTGAAACCTTTGCAGGGCGTATATATTATGCATTTGATAGAGGGCAGAATGTCAAGGAAGTGCCGCAAGATATCAAGACTGATGTAATCTACGCTGGATGGGACTTTAACATTGATCCCATGTCAGTGGTAATTGCTGTAAGACAAGGAGATGTTCTATATGTCATTGACGAAATCCGTATGTTTAGTTCTAATACCCAAGAAGCAGTGGAAGAAATACGCTCGCGATATCCAAAGAGCAAGATCTGGGCCTACCCTGACCCAGCAAGTAGACAACGCAAAACCTCAGCGGGCGGTGCCACGGATCTTACAATCCTACAAAACGCAGGATTCATAGTCAAGGCACCTAACGCACACACGCCTGTGAGAGATAGAATTAACTCAGTCAATGCCAGACTATGCAGTTCTAGTGGCATTAGGAACTTAATAATAAGCCCTAAGTGTAAATACACGATAGAAGGATTAGAGCGACACACTTATAAGGAAGGCACAGTCCAACCTGATAAGGACAGTGGCTATGATCACATGATGGACGCCTTGGGATATATGGTAGATTATATGTTCCCTATCAATAGAGATGTTGATCCCGCACTATTGGTTCCGCAGCGTTGGGGACACGCACTGGCATAATAACAAGGATAACTTAAATGAATGCAATTGAAACATTAACAACAGAAATAGCCGCTATTATTAGTGCTAATCAGATTTACCAATCATACCAAGCACAATGGCGCTACTTGCTTGAGTCTTATATTGGCGGCGATGAATACCGCAAAGCAGGACACCTTACCAAATACCAACTTGAAAGTGATGCTGAGTATGCTGCCCGCTTGAGAGCAACTCCACTAGAAAACCATTGTAGTAGCGTTATTAGCGTTTACAATAGTTTCTTATTCCGTGAACAACCTGAGCGTGAATTTGGTATGATGGAAGCAATGCCAGAACTAAACGACTTCCTTAAAGATGCTGACTTTGATGGCCGTAGCCTTGATGCATTTATGAAAGATGTTGCAACTTGGACAGCAGTGTTTGGTCATGCGTGGATTATTGTGGCTAAACCTAATGTAGGAGCAACTACTCGTGCAGATGAACAAGCATCTGGAGTTCGCCCTTACCTAAGCCTATTGACACCGTTGGTAGTATTAGACTGGCAGTGGAAGCGTATGCCAAGTGGTCGCTTTGAACTTGTTTACTTCAAATATTTAGAAGATGTTAACGGTGATGTCCGCACAGTCAAGCAGTGGACTCCAGAAGAAATCCGCACCACAGTTGTTAACCTAAAAGACGAGATCGTTATGGAAGACTTCATTGAAGTTAACGGTTTAGGAAAAATTCCAGCAGTTATTGCCTATAATGGTCGTAGCACAATCCGTGGAATTGGTGTTAGCGATATTGCTGATATTGCTGATGCACAGAAGTTTATCTACAATGCAACCAGCGAAGTAGAACAATCAATCCGTATGGATAGCCACCCTAGTCTAGTTAAGACTCCTGAAACACAAGCAGGCATTGGTGCAGGTAGTTTGATCCACATGCCAGAGAACTTAGATCCAGGCTTGAAGCCATACTTGTTAGAGTTTGGTGGAGCAAGTGTTGATGCTATTTACACTGCCATTAATCACAGTATTGATAGCATTGATAAAATGGCCAACACAGGTGGTGTTCGTGCTACTGAAAGCCGCACCCTAAGTGGCGTTGCAATGGAAACTGAATTCCA